TAGTTGCAGTGATGAATGATTCTAGTTGCAATAATTCTAGTTGCAATAATTCTAGTTGCAGTGATGAATGATTTTAGTTGCAGTGATTCTAGTTGCAGTAATTCTAGTTGCAATGATGAATGATTTAGCTAAATAATTCTAGTTCTAGGGATCACAAATCCGTCAAAAAGAATTTTTCTCTCTGTTTGCCGTATATTTAGTAGTCTCTCTATCGTAACAAAAACTTTTGACAGATTTCTGTACCCTTGATTCTAAAATCAACTATGGCCGCAATGCGGCCGCGGAGAGCGGCATTATGGAAGAATATACTTGGGCACGTTGCGAACCCGACGATCCTAGACGCTGCCAAACCGTCATCGCAACAAAAGGTCAATGCATCAACCTGGCAGTAGACGGCGCACAATACTGTCCTGTGCATAGCGGCTACGGTCAAGTCAGGGCCGAAGAAAACAAAACTCTTCGTACTTACCGTCTTAAGAAATATCAAAATCGCTTAACAGAGTTTGCAGAACACGATAGGATCAAATCTCTTCGTGACGAGATCGGGATTCTAAGAATCCTTATTGAAGAAAGATTGAACCTTTGTCATACCGACCTTGATCTGATGTTGCATTCTTCTGTTCTCTCTGACCTCATTATGAAGGTCGAAAAAGTTGTTACATCTTGTAACCGTCTTGAAAATCAACTTGGTCTCCTTCTCGATAAGACTCAAGCCTTGCAGCTAGGTGCAGAGATCGTAGAAATTGTAGCGAGGCATGTTGAAAATGAAGAGGTTCTTCAACAAATTGCAGATGAAATCATTTCCTCGATTTCGTCCAGGTGACATCATTGGATGCAGCGGTAGCTGCTTTCAAAGCGACATCATTACTCTCTGCACTTATGGCATACCGCGGTACCATCTGAGTCATCTAATGATTCTTGCAGAGCACAACAATGATCTCCTCATATTTGAATCAACTACCGGATGCGATGAAGAGTGTGTTATCACCAAAAAGAAGCAGAACGGAACGCAAGCACATTACATTGATTCCAGACTGCAAAGCTATCGAGGAAAAGTTTGGCATTACCCCCTTCTTCGTCCCCTGCGTACAGGAGAAAGAAAAAAGCTATCTTCCTATCTAGTTTCTAGTCTTGGTATCCCTTATGATACTAGAGGTGCTTCGCAGAGTGGAGGAAAGCTTTGGTCTCTTATTGAATCTCGTTTGCATAAAGAAAGTCTTTCTTCCCTCTTCTGTTCGGAGTGGGTAGCTGCTGGTCTTCGTGAAATTGAGCGTTTCGATACTATCAACGCCTCTGCTTGGAGCCCTAACTCTTTGATCCGAGAATGTAATGAAAGAGGAATGCTTCGTCAATGCAGGAGAATCAAGTGAAGTATGCCCCTCTGCTACTGTTAGCTGCAATGCTAACAGTGCCTTTTGATTTCAAAGACCCCAAACCTGAACACCCCGTTATGAATCTGCCACCGTCTTTGAGGCAAGGAAACTGGTCTCAAAGTGGCGAAGGCTCTTGTGTTGTTGCAAGCATGGTTAGCTTACTTCGATGGCAAGGGAGAGGAGCTACCGCCAACAAGCTGAAAAGGAAATACGGGGGCGGTCAATCATTCAGCGAATGGAATGAGACTCTAAATTCCGAGGGCATCCGGTATGCCGCAACGAGGAAAGAAAACAACATCTCTTTCCTCGAAAAAGCTATTGCAACAAGACGGGGTTGCATGGTGACGGTGATGGGTGAAGCTCATATGATTTGCTTAGTCGATCTTACTCAGAAAGCTGCTTGTCTTCTCGATAATAACAACCCTGGTTCTTATAAGTGGGTATCACGTAAAGACTTCTTAGATGAATGGCGAAGAGCTAATTCGTGGGCTCTTACCCCCATCTACACCCCTACAAGCCCGAGAATCCAATGAACTCACTTCTTTTGGCCTTGGTCCTTTCGGCCTGCTGCTGCAAGCCTGTCTGTCACTGTGATCCTTGTCGCTGCGAAGCAGTGACAGCCGAACAAGTCACTATCCCCAATGACGGAACCAAGCTGTATATTTCTCTCTACGTCAATAATGATTCCGAAATCAAACTCCTTCTCTCCAAACATCCTGAAATCAGTCGTTACGCCATTGGAAATCATTATAATGTCTACAAGAAGAGCAATCCTCTCACCAAGAGCCGTTTTGCTAACATCCTTGCTCCAAGTGCTTTTGTACAAAAAGCTAACGGTGCTGTGATCTGGGCTTCTGACAGAAATTGCATTCTTCCATGGCGGCAGAATCACCGCAACAAGGATGAACAGAAGGAAGAGCCGATCAAGGAAGAGGACCAAAAGGAAGAGCCGGTGCCCGTTGCTCCCGTTGAAGAGCCAATGAATCCTCTTGTCTATGTCGGTCTTGCTGCTGCTGGTCTTGCCTTTGGCGTCGGGTCTAAGTTCTATCAAGAACTCAAATCCTAAGAGGAGAAATTGATGCTTTCCCAACCTGTTTTGCTTGGCCTTTTTCTCACACTTTCCGCTGCTCTTGTTGGTCGGTATCTGTATCGTAAAGATACCGAGGTTGAAGATCGTAGGCGCGCGGCTAATCGTTTGGCGGGAACCCTTCGGGCTAAGGGCTTGAAGCACGTCCCCGAGTTCTTGGAAGATTACGGGGTAGGCGACTATTCCGGTATGGCCAAGAAAATCCATAAAGCCGCTGTGCTTTTGGAAGATCCTGCTCACGCAGAAGCCTTGTTCGACGAGGTCGTTGATAAGGCCCTAGCTGCAAGGAAGGCGAAACTTGGCTAAGAAGTGGATCGCCGGAGCTATTAAGCATCCCGGTGCTTTGACAAAAAAGGCCAAAGCGGCGGGCAAAACTGTATCTCAGTTCACGCCTAAGAATGCGAGCACTCAAACTAAGCGTCAGATTGCTCTTGCAAAGACGCTAAGAAAGATGCATTGAGAGTCTTTCTCTTCTTGGCAGCCCTCTTAGGAGGTGGTTGCCAAAAGCTACCACAAGATGTTCAGATATGGGCTTTCCAGGCATCATGGTGTCCGTCCTGTCACAAGATGGAGCCGGTACTCAACAAACTTGAGAACCGAGGCTACAAAGTCAGAAGGATTGATGTTGACATCAATAAGGAATTAGCTGAGAAGTATAACATCAATGCTCTTCCGACGTTCATTATTATGAAGAATGGAAAAGAAGTATCAAGGAAGATGGGTGTAGTTTCATTCAAAATTCTATCTGAACTATGCCGGAAGGCGTAGCCTCGGAGGCCCGGCGAGGCATGAGCCTCGCCGGGTAAAAAGGAGTAAAGATGGCAAGAAATAAGAAGAAACCGAAGAAGCCTAAGCCAAAGCCGGAAGTCAAACCCAAGCGGCTCAAGAAGCCTAAAGGTGGCGGCTACTAGAGGTTGTCATGTTCAACAGAGAATTGATTCTTCAAATCAAGGAGGGAATAGCTGCAGGTCTAAAGAGACGGACTCTTACATCTTGCAGCAGATGGGCTGAAGCTTGCGTTATTATGGGAGGGAAGGATTTCCCCGGACCTATCAGGTGGAACTACCATCCTTGGCTCCGAGAGATGCACGATAGCAACGCTATCTGGAATATAGGTCAAAAAGCTGCCCAGATGGGCTTCACTGTTGTAGGGATGAACAGGACGTTCTATAAGATTGATGTTGAACGGCAAAGCACACTTTACCTCCTCCCAACAAAAACTCCTGATGCTACAGATTTCTCGGCAACCAGGTTCGATACCTTACTCGAACTGAGTCCGCACCTTGAGAAGCTTTTCTCAGACGTTAAGAACGTCGCAACTAAGCGCGCAGGATCAGCGACCCTGTATATTCGGGGTGCGAACAGCCGATCAGGCTTAAAAAGTATTCCTGTTTCTTTCATCGTGTTCGATGAATACGATGAAATGAATCAGGAAAATATCCCTCTCGCTATTGAACGAACCAGCGGACAGCTAACGAAGCAATTTTGGGCAATCAGTACACCTACAATCCCAAATGCAGGCATCAATAAGCTATTCTTAGGCAGCACCCAAGAACATTTCTTCTTCACATGCCCGCTATGCTCTAGGAAGACTGAATTTCTTTATCCCGACAGTCTTGTTATTTGTGGAAACGCTATCGACGACCCTAACATCTCTAAATCTTATCTTCTTTGCAAAGAATGCAAGAAGCCACTCCCGACCAGAATGGTCGATAGAAAAGATGAGGCTAAAGCAGAATATCTGCGCACCGGTTTGTGGGAAGCTTTAGGTAATTCTGATTTTGAAAATCGTGGTTTCTACATCAATCAGATGTATTCCCCCACGATTACACCAGCAGAGTTGGGGAAAGCTTACTTCCGTTCTCTAAGCGACCCTGCTGCAGAACAAGAACTTCATAATTCTAAGTTCGGAAACCCTCATATTGTCGATGGTGCAAGGGTTACTGAACTTTTGGTTACCAAAGCAATAAGAGAATATAGAAAAGAAGATGCTCCGCCCGTAGGAAAACTGATTACTATGGGCGTGGACGTAGGAAAGTGGCTGCATTATGAGATTGCAGCCTGGTTTCCAAAGAAAATGGGCGCCGATCTGAACATGATGTCTGATTGTAAGGTACTTTGTGAAGGAAAAGTGGCTGCTTTTGAGGAATTAGACAAGTTAATGCGGCAGTGGCAGCCTATTCTTTGTGTTATTGACGCTAATCCTGAACGCCGTAAAGCATATGAGTTTGCTGTTCGCTTCTATGGCCATGTCAAACTCTGTTTCTATGGTAAAGGTATCAGTGGAAAATCAATTTCGGTCAATAAAGACACCTCCGAGCACACTATCACGGTAGATAGGACTAGCTGGCTAGATGCCAGCTTAGGTCGTTTCCATGCTGGCACAATACATCTTCCTATTGACACCAGCAGAGAGTACAAAGAACACATCAAAAATCCGATCCGAATCTATGAAAAAGATAAAGACGGGAATCCTGTAGGGAAGTACGTCAATACAGGCGATGACCACTTTGCTCACGCTCGCAACTATAACGAGATAGCACTTCCACTGGCGGCGTCGTTTGCAACGAATCAAGATGTCGCGACATTCATGTGAGGCCGGATATGGCAGACAGAATTATTGATATAAGACACCCGCACTGGCGCTCACGCAGCCTATTGTGGAAGAAGTGGAGAAGCGTCTATGAAGGCGGTGATTGTTTCATAAGAGAATATACGAAAAAGTTCTCAGAACGTGAAACGGATGCCAGCTACAGGGCGCGCCTGGACGTAACGCCATCTCCCAGTTTCGCAAAATCAGCCGTCAACGACATCAAAAATAGCATTTTTCAGCGTCTCTCTGATATTGTGCGGCGGGGTGGCAGTGAAACATACCAACGAGTTGTTAAAGGTCAAGATGATGGTGTAGACCTGCACGGCGCATCCATGAACACGTATCTGGGACGAGACATCCTCCCAGAATTGCTTACAATGGCACGTGTTGGCATCTATGTTGATATGCCGCCGATACAAGGACCAACATTATCTGACCAGCAAGGGTCTCATCCTTACCTGTATACTTATAAGACTGAAGAAATTCTGTCTTGGACGTATCGGAGGGATCGTACAGACGAATTTCAGAGTCTTCTTCTGATGGACTGGGTGGACGACTGTGAATCTTCGACTGGCTTACCTCGTGATGCGTGGTGTCGCTATCGACATGTCTGGATTGATGATAGGCATCGTGTCAATGTGCAATTTTATGATGATGATTGTGCTCCGACTGATTTAGAAGGTAATATCCAAGTCTCAAAAGATCCTTACATCTTGAATATAGACAGGATTCCATTCATCATCCTCGAAATCACGGAATCTCTTCTTGCTGATGTTGCGAATCACCAGATTGCACTTTTGAATCTGGAATCAAGCGACATGAGTTATGCTTTGAAGTCCAATTTTCCGTTCTACACAGAGCAACAAGATGATAAAATCTACAGCGAATATCTGCAACCGGCGGCTGGTACAGGCAGTCAGGGCACGGTTGCGGATATGGCTTCCGGCAAAGAAATCAAAGTCGGTGCCACTCAAGGACGGACATATGGAAAAGGCTTAGAACGTCCGGGCTTCATAAATCCTTCGTCTGAGCCGCTATTGACCTCGATGGCGAAGCAAAAGCAACTTAAAGAAGACATCCGTGTCTTAGTTAATCTTGCACTCAGCGACATCCAACCCAAGATGGCTAGTGCTGAGAGCAAGTCTTTTGATGAACGCGGCTTGGAGGCAGGTCTTTCTTATGTTGGCCTGGAACTAGAACACGCTGAACGCAAGGTTGCTGGTTTTTGGTCTATGTATGAGGGCTCGAAGACTGAAACTACAGTTCAATATCCAAAGAAATACAGTCTTCAAACGGATGCCGATCGTAGATCAGATGTCGAACAATTAGAAAAGCTTCGGGACAGTATCCCTTCTGAAAGATTTCAAAAATCAATTTCTGCTCAGATGGTTCAAACTCTTCTCGGCTACAAGATGTCAGTTGAAGAGATTGATGCTATTTTGAAAGAGATCGAAGACGCCCCATGCTACACCGCTAACCCCGACATCATTTTCCTAGCGATTGAAAATGGTGTGATGTCATTAGATATTGCGGCTAACCTTCTTGGACTTCCAGAGGAATCTGTTAAGAAGGCTGCTGATGACCATGCTGCACGTGCAGCTAGAGTTGCGGCAGCGCAAGCGAAACCTGATGCTGCTTCTCGCGGAGTGCCGGATATGTCTGCTGACCCGAATGCTGCAAAAGGTGAAAAGAAAGCGTCTTTAGACACTACTGTAGATCCTACAGTAGCTGACAAACAGAGAGGACAAGGCAAATGAGCGTAAATGCTGCACACTTTCCAAATGCCATTTATGATGGCACTAGCGTGAACCGAGATAACAGGACTGATAACAAAGCTCCCGACTATGAGGATTGGGATCAACTGGTTTCAGAAGTAGTTGCTGCGCAGACAGCCATAGCTGCAGGCGTCCCTGCAACTAGCGGCAATGGTGCTGTCGCGGGCACCGGCAATACGGTTGAAGAGCTTTTATCGGGTGTTCACAAAACGACTATTACTCTTTCTTCTTTTAGTATGTTGGTTGCGACAACTGGTGTCGGTATTGTCGGAACAAAGATTTATGATTTTCCTGCTGGCCTTATACGTATCTTGGGTGCGGTTGCTGATCTCACCATCACAACCAGCGGTGGTGGCGAAATTGATGCTGATGCGGATGTCATTGCATCGGTGGGTAGTGTTACAGCGGCTGACGATGGCACTCTAACAAGCACGGAAGCAAACATTGTTCCAAGCACTGCCTATACGCTAGTTGCTGGAACGAAACATGCCGTCGGGCTTGGCATCGCCGATGCTTGGTTGGACGGCATCACTGGAAATGCAGCAGATGTCTTTTTGAATATCGTTGTGCCTGATGCCGATAGAACTGACACCAATGAAGCTGTTACAGTATCCGGTACGATCGCTATCACATGGGCTAACCTCGGTGATGCCTAATGGTTGTTACAGAAGTTCAGGAATCAGTTAATCAAACCATCATCGAGCTGGTTGATGAAAACATAACCATCACCAGCGCTGGTGATGGTTTCGGGTCATTAAAGATTTATGATTTTCCATATGGAGTTATACGTATCTTAGGTGCGATAACTTCTCTTAATATCGCTAGAGTTGGAACGCATATAGATGCCGATGCCGATGCTGTCGCAGCAGTTGGAACAGTTCCATGTGACACTAGCGATTCTTCTCTAACTGGGACAAAAGCTGACATCGTGCCAAGCATGGCTGCAACCTTAGTTGCAGGCGTTGTTGATGTTACCGGCATCGGATATACAGCAGCGACATTTGATGGCACTGCAACTGCAGTAGATGCAAATCTAAATGTTGTTGTACCAGATGCAGACATCGATGCCACTAATGATGCCGTCACAGTGAATGGGATCGTTGTAATAACCTGGGTGAATCTTGGTGGCTTATGAGCGCTTATGCAACCCTAGCTGAGGCCAACGCTTATTTTGATAATCGTCTGTACTCGTCGCTGTGGGCTGCTAGCTCCAGCGGAGACCGAGACAAAGCCTTAGAAACTGCATCTAGGATTATTGATCGTTTGAATTTTGCTGGCGAAAAGAATGCAGCGTCTGTTGTTAGATTAGCTCTTACTGGGCGTTCTGATTTTGAAATCAGTTTGAGCCAAGAGCAATATGATGCTATAATCGCTGCAGGACTTACTCAAGCTCTTCAATTTCCAAGAGGAAGTGATACGGTTGTTCCAGATGATATTAAAATCGCTAGCTATGAGATAGCTTTTGCGCTTCTTGATGGGGTAGACCCTGATAAAGAGTTTGAAGACCTGGGTGTTGTATCCCAGGGGTACTCCAGTGTTCGGACAACCTACGACCGATCAACAGTTCCAGAACATACTAACGCCGGCATCCCTTCGCCTACGGCGTGGCGATTTTTGAAACCCTTTTTACGTTTGGGAGGTTCCATTAGGATGCATCATGTCTAATTTTATTGTCTACACATTCTCCGTACCCGGAGAATTGTTACCATTTTATGTTGGAAAGGGACGGCCAACTCGTCCTCAGCAACATTTTTTACCACATAATTTGCAGAGAAAAACTCATTTCTACAACAAACTTAATAACCTTCTAGAGAAAGGAATTTATCCAGAAATTAAGATTGTTGCTAGTGGACTTTTAGAAAAGCAGGCTTTTAATTTGGAAATCAATTTGATTCGAATCTGTGGCCGCCAGGATAATGGGACTGGTTGCCTTTGTAATCACACTAATGGCGGGGAAGGAAATAGTGATTTGGATCGAATTGGAAGGCCACATTCAATTGACGATCGAATAAAGATGTCAAAGCCAAAAAGCTTAAAGGGAAAACAAAGTCTTAAAATAGCGCGCCAATCTATGGCGGTTCCGATTGAGTCTTTTAATTTGGAAACTAAAAAAGTAATAAAATGCTATCCGTCTGAAAATTCTGTAAAAGCAGATGGATATTCTCAAAGCAGCGTAAATGCGGTTCTTAAAGGTCGAAGAAAATACGCTCATAATCTTGGTTGGAAATATACAGCTTAGAGCTGGCACGGCTACAGTTCACCCACGACTGTAATAACCGATCCCTTGTGGGGGTGTAAGGAACCTCCGAGATGCTTTGGTTTGCTTGTTACGATGATCCTCCGGTTGTTGATCCTCCGGCTGTTGATCCTCCTATTGACGATCCTATTAAGACTCAAGAACAGCTTAATTCTGTTCTGAAACGAGAGAAAGAGAAATTTCGAAAGGATCGTGAGAAGTTAGCGAAGCAGTTAGAAGACCATAAAAACTCTGCTCGCTTAACTCAAGAGCAAAAAGAAGCTCTTGAAGCACAGATAGAAGAGCTTCGAAATCAAACGATGACTGCTGAAGAGCGCGCTCGTCATCAGTTGACTAAGACTCAAAAAGAAGCCGAAGAAAAACTTCTTCATGCTACGGGGTCAGCTAAGAATTGGGAAAATCGTTATCAAGATTTGCGTATCGGTTATGAAATCAGCAGTGCGGCTGTTCTTTGTGACGTTCTTCCAAACAGTGTGCAGTTTGTCGAGGCTTTGCTTCGCCCGCGCACGAGATTGGTACAAGAGATCGACGCCGAAGGGAAGCCCATCGACCACTTTACGGCAAAAGTGAAGTTCGATGACACCGACAAGGATGGCAAACCGATTACTCTTGATCTTCAGATCGGAGAAGCGGTCAAACGGATGAAAGAATTGCCGGAAAAATATGGTAATTTGTTCAAAGGAACTGCGTCCTCCGGTCTTGGAGGAAACACAGGTACTCCAGGCAAGAAGCCTAACGTGGCCAAGATGACCACTGAAGAGTACATGGAAGCCCGAAAGAAAGACCCAGCTTCTATTGGGCTCAAGTAACTGGGGTGGCTTTGATACTAAAATCATTGGCCGAGAGGCCAAATCAAACCACAGGTAAAATGATGAACCTTTTTATGGCGGTGTATGACAATAGCATTGATCCATTTATCCCGGAACAGTGGGCGAATGAGTCAATTGCTATCTTGCTTGAAAACATGGTGGCGGCTAATCTTGTTCATCGTGATTTTGAAATGGAGTTCCAGCGCTTTGGTGACGTTGTCAACACCCGCAAGCCGCGTGAGTTCAGCGCGAAGCGTAAAGGTGTTAATGATGATGTGACTGTTCAGGCTGCGGCGGCTGATAATGTCGCGGTGACATTGAATCAGCACGTTCACGTTAGTTTTCTGATTCGGGATGGCGAGGAAACGAAGTCCTTCAAGGACTTGGTTACTGAATTCTTGCGGCCAGCCTCGATTGCGATGGCTCGTGCTGTCGATCAGATTGTTTTGGGTCAGGTCTACCAGTTTCTTGAGAACAGCGCTGGGTCGCTTGGTGGTCTTACGACCTCGAACGGCCCGACATTCATCACCGATACTCGGAA